ATAAGTCATGACTACCACGTTTGTACCTACCCCAGATCAACAGGCAGTTGCGGATCAGTTCTTCCAATTTCTCATGAGCGATGCACCTACCTTTGTTCTCTCAGGTGGTGCAGGTGTTGGTAAGACAACACTGATGCAGTACATCTCCAACAACGTGATGCAGACCTACCATGATGCCTGTACCTTGATGAATATCAAGCCTGAGTACCATGAAGTCTCTTTCACAGCGACCACCAACAAAGCTGCTGAAGTCCTCGAGAAAACTCTCAACAAGCCTGTTTCAACAGTGCACTCATTCTTGGGTGTCACTGTCAAAGAGAACCAAAAAACAGGGAAGACATTCCTTGAGCCAACACGTCAATATCGTGTTCGGCACAATCACATCCTCTTCATTGATGAATCATCCATGATCGACACACAGATGTATGATTTCATCATGGATGCATTCAAAGACAGCAAGATAGTTTTTGTGGGTGATCATGCTCAGATGTCTCCCGTAGGTGAAGAGATTTCACCGGTGTATCTGAACGTTGATAAGTCAAACTTTGCCTTCCTATCAAAGCCTGTCCGTAACGCGGATCAGCCTGCTTTGATGGATCTCTGTACCCAATTGAGAAACACAGTTGAGGCAGGTGAGTTTCATCCCATGGTCGAAGTCCCAGGAGTCATTGACTATCTTGGTCCGGAAGACATGCAAACTGCATTGGAGCATTACTTCAAGCTGCCCAATCCAGCTGTCCGGATCCTGTGCTACACCAACTCGCGTGTGCAGGACTACAATGCATTCATCCGTGAAGTTCGAGGACTCCCTACAGAGTTCACAGCTGGGGATGAGCTTGTTGTGGCTCAGTCATATATGTCTGGGAAATTTGCTCTGAATGTCGAACGTGAAATTCTCATTACAGAGATTGAACCAGACACTTACAATGCTCGTTATGCTGAGCTGACTGGAGACAGTAAAGACCTCACCTACAAGAAGTTTCATATCTCTCCTCCAGGCTCTCTTGGTGTCTCATCCCTCACATGTGATGTTGTGGATGATCCTGCTCAGCTGCGGTGTGTTCTACAGGCTCTCAAGCGTAAGAAACGCTGGCCTGAATTCTTCCAGCTCAAAAATCAGTTCCTGGATCTGCGAGATAAGTATGCCTGCACAGTCTACAAATCCCAAGGCAGTACATACGACACTGTGTTCATTGACTTGGGAAACATAGGCACTGCCCGTGATCCTGAGCAAGTCGCTCGAATGCTTTTTGTGGGGGTGTCTAGAGCAACCACACGGGTATTTTTCTACGGAAACTTACCTGCCAAATATCAAGGAAAGGTAGCGGCATGACTGTCTCAGAATTTATCACTGATCTTATCGAAAAGCTGATGCGAAGATCCGTCTCCAAGAATGATGAAGAGATTGAAAAGCTCCATGACAAACAATCTGCTTTGACAGGAAACACCGATTTTCTAGTATCTGGTAGGTTCTACAGCCAGCTTACAGGTGCAGCACTGGCTCACGCTCGTAAGGTGCCGGCACATCCTTCCATCTTCCAAGATGCGTTTGATGCACATACAGAAAAGCTTGCTTTGGAGCGGGATGAACTCATCCTAAAACAAGGCCTGAAAACTCTGTTGGCTCCCTGCACAGATTATCAAGATTTGCGTGATGCACTTCCTGATACAGTCATGCAGTTTCTCCCTGTCATCGCTGACTTTCCACGCACCCGACCTGAAGCGTACACGTTGATTGACATGCCTATGAAACTTCATAGCTATGAATCAACAACGCTTCGGGTCATTGATCATTACCTAGCAAGCAGGATGCTCTTCTAATGGACTTCCAGACATTTACAGATCACGAGAACTCAACCTACCCCATCTGCATCTTGGCTCCCAAGCTTGATAGTGCAGGCATGACCAAAGAGTACCTCGACCCTTCTCTCATCGATCCTGAAGATGTCATTGCTTACCAACTCTATACAACGGGCAAGAAAACCAAGGTAGTTGATCAGAAAGTCTTTCTCACTGACATGCTCGAATTGCTCAGTGAGATCGACACCAAGTACATCCTTGTCACTGACAGCGATTACTTCAAGACTCTGGTAGGTGTGGCTAAGGTAGATCCCTATCTTGGCTATGTCCTTCCAAACAAGTTCCCTGCCAGCATGGCTGGTCAATTCAATGTCATCTTTGTACCAAACTACCGTCAGGTCTTCTACAACCCGACACCTACCCGGGTACGTATTGCCTCTGCGTTAGACGCTCTATGGAGCCATATGAAAGGCACCTACCAGGAACCAGGGCATGACATCCTCAAGACTGCTGAGTACCCTCACACCCCTGCTGACATCGCTGTATGGCTTCAGAAGCTCATGGACATGCAATGTCCTTTGGCCTGTGACATTGAGGCCTTCTCTCTCAAGCACTACAGTGCAGGACTCGGCACCATCAGCTTTGCATGGAACCAACATGAAGGCATTGCCTTTGCCATCGACATGGGAATCCATGGTGAGGCTGTACGCAAACTCCTCGTCAAATTCTTTTGTGAGTTTGAGCAGCCTCTCCTGTTTCATAACATCAGCTACGATGCCACGGTCCTAATCTACCAGCTCTTCATGGAGCATTTGATAGATACCAAAGGTCTGCTCAATGGACTCGAGATCATGCTCTCAAACTGGCATGATACCAAGCTCATCTCCTATCTCGCCACCAACACCTGTGCTGGTAACAAGCTGGGTCTCAAAGATCAGGCTCAGGAGTTTGCCGGCAACTATGCTGTTGAAGAGATCAAGGACATCACCAAGATACCTTTGCCAGAGTTGCTTGAGTACAATCTCATCGACGCATGTTCCACGTGGTACGTGTACCATAAGTGGTGGGATAAGATGGTGGCAGATGAACAGCTGGAACTTTATGAAGAGATCTTCAAGCCAGCAATCATCGACATCATCCAAATGCAGCTGACAGGTATGTCTATCGATATGAACCAAGTGGCTCAGGCCAAGGTTCTTTTAGAGGTAGATCGAGACAGTGCACTTGAGCGTATCTATCAAGAACAGCACATCCAAGACTTCACCTACATGCTTGCTGAAAAGTGGGTAGAGAAGCGGAACAACGAGCTTAAAATCAAGCGTGTTGTTCTGGCTGACTACCCCGACAAGTTCAATCCCAACAGTCCAGATCAGCTGCAGAACCTTCTGCATGAACATCTCGGTCTACCGGTCATTGAAAGAACCAAGACCAAACAGCCAGCCACCAAAGCTGAAGTGCTTGAAAAGCTCAAAGCCTACACTGAAGATCCTCACATCATTGATCTCATCAATGCTCTGCTGGATTACAAATCAGTGGACAAAATCTACACCACCTTCATCCCTGCGTTGGAGAGTGCTGTAGAAGGTCCGGATGGATGCCATTACCTCTTCGGTAACTTCAACCTAGGTGGTACGGTTTCCTGTCGATTGAGCTCTTCAAATCCAAACCTTCAGACCATTCCTGCCACAGGAACCAAGTATGCCAAGCTGATCAAAAGCTGCTTCACTGCTCCTGACGGTTGGCTCATGATTGGATTGGATTTCAACTCTCTCGAAGACATGATCTCAGCTCTCACAACCAGAGACCCAAACAAGCTAAAAGTCTACACAGACGGATTTGATGGTCACTGCTTGAGAGCACAGTCTTACTTTGCTGAGCGCATGCCTGATATTGATCCAACATCTGTGGAAAGCATCAACTCGATCAAGACCCTCTACAAAGCTGAACGACAAGAATCAAAAATGCCAACCTTCGCTTTGACCTACCAGGGAACCTACATCACCCTGATGGCAAAAGGCGGCTTCTCTAAAGTTGTCGCTCAACAGATCGAGCACAAATATCACGAGCTTTACAAAGTGAGTGATGAGTGGGTAGCAACCAAACTCGATGAAGCCTCACGTACAGGCTATGTCAGTGCTGCCTTTGGTTTGCGTGTTCGCACACCATTACTCCACCAAGTTATCCGCGGTAACTCTGCCACACCCTATGAGGCAGAGGCCGAAGGCCGTACTGCCGGTAATGCCTTGGGTCAATCTTGGTGCTTGCTCAACACACGAGCTGCTTCTGAATTCATGAATATAGTCCGTGCAGGCAAACACAGACTACAGATCCGACCGACCGCTCACATCCATGATGCACAATATTATCTGATACCTGATGATATTGAGATCTTGCAGTATGTGAATGAACAGCTGGTCAAGGCTGTTCAATGGCAAGAACACCCTGATATTGCACATGATACTGTCAAGCTTGGCGGTAATTTGAGCATCTTCTACCCCACTTGGGCTCAAGAAATTGAGTTGCCAAACCACGCTTCAGAAGACAGTATCCGAGACCTTGTCTCTGAAGCAGCATAGCACAAGGAACCAGCATATGCTTGACGACCATCGTAAACCAAAGCCCCGTAAAGGCTCTTCCAAATCCCATTTCTTTTTGGCAGCCGTTAAAGTCATCTACACAAAAGATGAGGTTCTCAAAGAACGTACCCTGAACGTTTTGCTTGAGTTGGAGACGCCTGAAATTACCCAACAGGTTCTTCGTGATACCCACAATGCTGCTCTCTCTCGTCTTGAGACAGAAACAGGCATTCCCAAGACAGATGTGAAAGACACCATCTTTGAGAACTTCCCTTACCTGGGTCACATGAAGCCGGAGGCATTTCATGCAAAAAGCTCCTGATATTTTAGAAACTGCCCGTGATGCCATTGCCGATCGCGCTTCTCAACGTGATGATGAAGGCAAAGCTGAACGCTCCATGGCTGCGGCCGTAGATGCTTTCAATGCCCTCAATGGAACATTCCTCAATGAGACCCAAGGATGGTTGTTCATGGCTATCCTGAAGATGTCACGTGCACGTCAGGGCATGCTCAACTTGGATGATTATGTTGATGGTGCTGCCTACTTCGCTTTGGCAGGTGAGTCAGCGCAACTTGGATCAAAAGCCGCTTGTGAAGATTCACTTGATCTTTGCGACCTGTAGCAAACCACACCACTCTAAACCACACCAAAACAGGAGCCAGACACCATGGCACAGATTACCAATATCAGTGGAATTTCTTTGCCTTTGGCTGTCTGGCTTGCTGCTGATGGATATGACTTCTTCCCCGAAGGTAAGTCTATTTCAGCCACTGCCCTTCTCAAACCAGTGCGTCAGATCCTGCTTCGAGAGCGTCTCTCTCCTGAAGCACGTCAAACTCCTGATGTATCAGACTTCATTGCATCCCGCCTTGGTCACACCATTCACGATGGGATCGAGAAAGCTTGGACTCATGACTACGCCACTTCTTTGCGCAAACTTGGATATCCACAGTCTCTGATCGAAAAGGTCAAAATTAATCCAACTGACCTTGCAGAAGGTGAGATTCCCATTTGGTTGGAGCAACGTGGTTCCCGTCAAATTATGGGATACACTTTGTCTGGTAAGTTCGACATGGTGCTTGAAGGTACATTGCAGGACTTCAAATCCACATCCGTATACAGCTGGATGCTTGGATCCAAAGACGAAGATTACTGTCTGCAGGGTTCAATCTACCGGTGGATCCATCAAGACAAGATTACCGAAGATCACATCAACATTCAGTTCATCTTCACAGACTGGTCACGTGCACAATCTAAGCAGAACCCCAAGTACCCTCAACAGAGAGTCCTGGAGCACCGTGTAGAGCTCATGTCCCTGTCTGAGACGGAAGCCTGGATCAAAACCAGACTTCGCCATCTAGAGGCCTCTGCAGAGCTCCCAGAGGAATCCCTGCCTGAGTGTACGGATGCTGAGCTGTGGCGCACTGCTCCTGTGTACAAATACTTCTCTGACCCATCCAAAATCTCAGGACGTGCCACCAAGAACTTTGACAACATCAACGAGGCTAACCGTTTTTGTGCTGAAAAAGGCAAAGGCATCGTCATCACAGTCAACGGCAAAGTGAAAGCATGTGCGTACTGCCCAGCTTTCCCCATATGTAGCCAGAAGGATAGATACGAGCATGCTTGATCTTGAACAAGTTCCCCATCACCATGCCATTGAAGAGATCACGCAAGTCCTATCGACAAAGACCCAGAACAACGACAAGGCATTTTTCCGTGTAATTGTTGCTTACTCTCTGAGCGTTGTTGCCTCTTCCATGCGTACCACCATCAACACCAAAGACCGTGGTAACATACCGGTCAACACCTACACTCTGGCCCTGTCACCCTCTGGCACAGGTAAAGGTTTCTCCCTGGGTATTCTCGAGAATGAGATCATGCACGGGTTCCGTCAGAACTTTGTTGAAAATACTCTGCCAGACATCGCTCAAAACAACATGTGGTCTATCGCCACAAAGCGTGCTGTGCGTAAGCAGACCGATGAAAAAGATGAGTTCAATGGTTTGCAGAAAGAGTACAACGATACCGGTGCCTACCCATACAGCTTCGACAGTGGCTCAGCTCCTGCCATCAAACAGGTACGGCAAAAACTTTTGTTGGCTGGTGCCGGTGCAATCAATCTCCAGATCGACGAAATTGGATCCAACCTGATTGGCTCTACCGAAGTCCTCAACACCTATCTTGAGCTTTACGATCAGGGTATGATCAAGCCTAAGCTGACAAAGAACACAGCCGACAACAAGCGACATGAGGAAGTTGAGGGTAAGACCCCCTCAAACATGCTCCTGTTTGGTACACCGTCAAAGCTCTTGGATGGTGGATCCACAGAGGATGCTTTCTACTCTTTCCTCGAAACTGGGTACGGCCGTCGCTGTATCTTTGCCATGGGTCATCCCGAACCAGCTGCAAATGATGCAACTGCAGAAGAGATCTACGCATCATTGATCAATCCAGCCAATGAAATGATGGCTGCTAAGTGGGCCAGTCATCTGACCTCACTGGCAACTCCAGACAAGTTCAACTGGTCTTTGGATGTGGCTGATGATGTTGGCATCGAGTGTCTGCAATATCGTATCTTGTGTGAGCGGGCAGCCAAAGAACTGCCTCTCTATGATGAGATCCGTAAAACAGAAAT